TTCCATGTGTTTCCGTTGGCGATGCAGCGCGTGCCCCGGCCACCGGTCAGTGCATATACTTTTCCTTCTTCAGGCTTGTTGGCCTCTTCGACATCGTTGTGTGGTACTGTTTCTTGAATTGATTTTTCTTTGCTCATGTAGCTCTCCTTTGGTTAACGAATGTGGTGCGAACCCAAAGTTTTGGCAGGGTCTTTAATTGCGCAAACCATTTAAGTAATGACTTACCACCAAACACCTATACGCACTTTGTTGTCATGGTAACACATTCGCTCCGTACATATAAGACCTGATGGGATATATGTCAAGAGCTATTTTAAATAAGTTTTTATTTTTTCTTCGTAGTAGCTTTGTTTTTCTTTAGGTAGTGCTGATACCACTTCCTTCACCAGCTCCTGAAGGGAAGTTACCTGCTTCTGTAGCCCTTTTACTTTATTGTTGTATGCCCGAGCTTTGTTCTCTCCTCGAACGAGATCGAGAGCGTCAAAATCTATTGCCATGTGTCAAATCCTTTCCAACCAAACTTTACCCATTCGGTGTCCTTTGTCAAACAGAACTTTACCAGCGAAGCAGATCCCAGTGCACCCCCTGAGCTCACGCTGCTGGGGGGTCACCCAATGAACGAGAACGAGGAACGAGGTTTGTAATGGAACGAGAACGAGATCCTGAGCTGCAGGTCCCGTCACCAGGCCACGTTAACAAAGAGGTAAAATGTAACGTGGCCAGGAAACGAGAACGAGGATCACGCTGCCTGAGCTCCCAGCTCCTTCAGCAGGTGATGCTGGATGGTTGTCCATGGATACGGGAACGAGAACGAGGCAAACGAGACGAGGGAACGAGGATCAGTGAACACGGACACCGGTTTGTACAGTTTAAGAGTTCTCTCAGAGAGGGTCTTACCCAAGTTCTCATGAAGTATAAATACAGTTCCACCCGCTTTAACATATCGGTTAATCCAAACAATTTGCCACCGATTTAGTTTAGGAAAATTTGATTTATCAGATTTAAGTTCTATCCAAAATACTCCTTGTTTATGCACACCATGGACATCAGGAATACCATTGATTGAGCTAGATTCTATGCGAGTTAAAAAACATTGGTTAAGTCCAAGCTTCACCTTTTGCCAAAGCCTACTTTCTGGATTTTTTCCTGACATATCTAACTTAACTTTTTTATTTCTTTGATGACTGAATTAGGAATTATAGTTGTGTTGCCAATACTTTCAATATCTTTTCCATTTTCTGAAAATGAGTAATCTCCAAAGATTCTAGTAACACCTTTTGATTGACTTAACAGGTGACCTTTGGTGATGCAGGTGGCTAAATTAGATTTCTTTAATGCATCAAAACTTGTCCAGGCACTATCCGAAACAATATCAAACCACTCTACCGATACCATAGGATATTTATCTATTTCGCTTTTAGTTTTTTTAGGAATTGTTATCTTTTTTCTCATCAACTTTTACCTCTACCACACCAACTGACGTAAGCAGCGGGTTGTGTACTTGATTAAACAATTTTATAAACTCAGACCAACTAGCTTTCTTCAATAACGTCTGTGACTTCAGCTTCAACTGTCTTGGCGTTGTATCCATCGATCTTTTCGGATAACTCTTTGAGTTTGCTTTCAAGTTCTTCACGTGACATACCCTCCAAACCACTTACTCTGACTTCTCTTTTATCAACGTAAGCACCGGCTAATTGACCAGATCTATATTCAGCATTAATAGCTGCTGCAAATTGTTCTTTCTCCTCTGATTTTTTGGATAGTCTATCTAATCTTTTAAATCTTCTGAGGTTATCACTTTCATATTTTTTTAATTCTTGTTCAAATCTTTTATCGAAATATTTTGCAACGTGAGGACTTGTCTTTCTTGACAATAATTGTGATGCAGTTGATTTAGCACTGTTCTCATCTTTACAATTATAACCAGCTCTCTGTAAAGCTTCGTGTTGTGTAATAGATCCCCAATCTTGAACTAAAATCTCCACAAACATTTTTTGTTTTGGAGTAAGATCTAAATCAGTTCTTAGCTCTTTCTTTTTTAATCCACCAGGCATTATTTTAATTTATTGATATCTCTAGTTAAATCTTTTTTCTCTTGTCTAAATTTTTTTAATTTATCAATTTGAGAAATTGTCTTAGGATTTTTATTTTGATTAATTTTGATCATTGCAAAATTTCTTTTACTTTTTAAACGATTTGATAATCCAGATCTAATATCTTGTTTAGCAGCTTTTCTAGAAACACCACTATCTCTAACGATTTGAAAAATACTTTTACCACCAGCTTTTCTATATTGCTTGTAGCCATATTTAATTCCTTTTGTAAGTAATCCACCAACTAACATTTTATTAACAACTACACCACCTTGCGCTTTACGTCCAATTCTTTCTTTCATAAATTTTCTTACAGATTCAGAAATAGCTTCTTGGTTTGCTGCTCTTTCTCTTTTTGTCATCATTGGAATCATCATACTTCTTTTGCCTGCCTTATCTGATGCATAGGCTTTACCAAATATTCTAGGTCTTGGTCCACCTTTTGGTAAACTTTTAGTTTTTGGCGCTGCTTTATAGGCAGCTTTATCCATAAATTTAGTGGATCTAATTTCTCTTTTTATTTTTGATTTTTTTAAATCATAAGGTTCAACACCTATTTCACCACCTACCCTAGGATTTTTTGCACGTTTAACTTGAGACTTGTATTTTCTAAAAGCTTTTCGAAATTGTTCTTTTGCAGTATTAAATATTATTTTCTTAATCATAATATTTCTACTATATAGATTTTTCAGACCTATGACCATATCCCCTAAGTCAACTGACAGCTGCTCCGCAAGAGTGGTGTATCCCAGATACACCATGGATACACCATAGATACACCATAAAAACGTACTTAAAGTATTGATATTACTGCATTATTCTTCTTCGGATACACCAGATACACCACTATTACCCCCTGAGCACTTTTTTATTTTAGTTACTCTAGAATATCTATATAGTAAAAATGTTTTATAAACATCTGCGGTCATCGGGAACATCAACTGGTTCGGTTTCCGGTGGCCGTTATCCATTATTCCTTGTCCATTTTCCCTTAATATGCTATTATTTTCACATGAACTTTCTTAGGTTCTTATTAGTTACTTCTGGGGTTAACTATCTTGCTCTCTTGCTAACCCCAGATAACTTCCGTATTCACCCACCATGACTACTCATTTCTTTTTAAATTCTCTTGATCAATTCTTTTTTTAATTTCTCTTCTCTCCTCCTTAGAATCCGCCTCTCGATACAATCTATATAACTCCCTGTAATTCAACCAATGCGTCTGCATCTTAGAAAATTTAATTTTTTTAAGTTTAATTAATTTAAAAAACTCTCCACGGATTAACTCTGGATCCATATCAGCTGCCCAACAAACATCCTGAAAGTCTTCAGAATTACTATAAAACCATTTGTAGGCATCTTCTTTCCAATACGCTTCCTTCTTAAAACTGGAAATATTCATCACATCTTCCAGCGCCTGGACAATGATAGCTTGGAATAATCGTTGTTCACTTAAAGGTTTTTCCTTAATAAGTTCCATCGCCAACTTAATTCCCAAATTTTTTAACAAGTTTGGTGAGCAAATCACTAAATTTTTTAACCTCTCGTTTAGGATACTTACGGTGCTTTGCTATGTGATACTGATCAGATATTAAATCTATAAAACCATTACGATCTATCGGATCCATTTCCGCAGCGTATTCAATAGTCTCTTGAGTTAATTTTCTAGAAGTTTTGTATTCCATTTGCATAACCACGATGCGGGAAAAGATATGGATTGGGATATGACACCGTGGCTATACATTTTTAACAACCAGCTTGAGTCCAGCAGCTTCTGCTGCTTTCTTCCTACCTGATCGCCATCTGTCCTCGATTTTATCGAGAAAAGAAAGACTGAAATTTCCTAAACCAAAGTCATTTCCACAATACAACTGAAACATCAAACTAGTTAACTCATCATAAGTTTTCTTATTTGGACACACCATCACTAGCTTGTCCAACGCTTGATTTAATGCTTCTTCACTGCTTTTTTTTACAGCTTTACCCACAAAATATCCTTTTAATTAAAGTTAATTTTATGATTCGTTGTTCGGTGAAAATAAAGTGTTTTGAAAGCCCCACTTATTTCATTTAGGCTTAGGAATACGTTCTTGATTAATAAGTGATTATGATTTTGATTGCAAGTTA